GAGGGGAAGGATAGGATGGAATCCTTGACTTCCCATCTACCTTTCTCTGAATACATGTCCCAGTTTCCACCCCATCTTATCTTATAGCCCATGCTCCTGCCAATGCCAATAACGAACCCAGCAAAGAGGGTTTGTCGTTCCCTGTCCTCCCAATCCACAGGATAAGGGGTAACGTCAACGGCTTTAGAAGGGCTAGAATTATGCCTACCATTAGGATACCTAACCTTAGTACGTTTTTCATCATATAGTTTATTTTGCCTCTCCTTACTTCTGTGACCTTCCAGTATAGAGCAGTCTACGTGCTTAATAACCTCATTAAACACCTTCTGCAACCTTTCGTCACAAGTTGCTAATCTTTTCTTTGATCTTGTTGAGTACCTTGGCATGTGTGTATTTAGCTATCTTATGTTAACAATAAACAATGTAATAGTGCAACATTTAAAGTCTAGAACCTGTCATCCAGTTGTATGCTTTGTTTTGTATCTTGCGTATAGGATGATTATCAACGTTTTCAATAGATTCTAATTTAGCTCTACTACTCTTTGGTGCTTTGGCAAAGTAGTCTGCATAATACAAAGCATCCATCACATCGTCATTTCTAGGCTTAGGATGCTCAAAGAACTCATCTACCAATTCTGTCATCTCTCTTTGTATATACAGCTTCTTAGAATTGACAATAGGGCCAAGGGTAGTTTCCAACCTGTCTTGTTTTTTGATTCTAGCCGGAGGCTTAACTCCCTTAAATATACCCGGAAGAAGTCTTTTTTCTTTTGCGGAAAGCCGTGTAACCATATCCCGAACCATTTCTTGTGCCGCAACTGTCTCAATCGTGACTCTACGTACAGGGCTGTATTTGTTTGCAAGCCTAATAATCTCTTTTGGAACATCGAATGTTGGTATACGCTCACGAAAATACTCTAGTACATATCGATTATTGCTGGAATCAATACCCATGACCAGTATGACTTGATAGTCAGAAGTCTCTGAAGCTGTTGCCGCAAGGTCAACACCCATGTAGATATGGATTGGTATTGCATCTTCACCGTCTATAAGGTAATTAAATTTATTTTTACATTCAACTCTTCCGTTGTAGTACTGTATTCTGTCTATCTTAAACGATGCACTCGTAACATCTCTAGCATCATTCATGTACTCCTGAGCAAACTTATTGACCAAGCCAGCTTCAATAAACTCTCTTTTCTTTGCATCTAATTTCTTTTTACTAAACTGCGACTCCCATAACGGTTTACCATCTTCTATAGCTCTATAAAAATTTACGTCCCAAGGATATGTCCTTTTGTCCTCTTGTGCCTTTTTCCAACCATCATACGTCATTTGCAGGTAAGAGTCATAGTGTACAATAGTCCCAGAAAGCCATATCCAGCCCTCCTTGCCCGGTGTTTCTTCTAAGGCAGGGTACACTGTGGATACGATCCATTTCTTGATGTCTGCACGTCTTTCTGGCGTTTTTGTGTTTAGTTCTGATTCAAAGTCATCAAGAACAATACCAGTATATCGGACATCTACTTCTGCCCTACCTCTAAGCCTTTGTGATGTACCTTTGGATATTACCCTGTCACCTTTGGGTGTAACTAAATCTTTTTCTGTCCAGCGTTTACCTACGCTACCACCATCCATATTGCCAAAGTAGTATCGTATCATCTTGTTGTTTTCAAAGTGAGAACGGATATACTTTAGATGGTCTATGGCCTGTGACTGTTCTTCTGATACCCATGCAATAAAATGTTGCTGGTCATTAGCCGCAAAGCAAAGTTTATGCATGATAGCGGCTTTGGCTACTACAGACTTCCCATGACCTCTTGGTATAATATTGCATATCCTAGCTCCGGGTCTTGTATCTATCATCTTCTGACCCATTTCGTAATGAAAGGGTGCTGATTCTGATTTCTTTAGAAAGTCATTAGGAAGAAAGGCCCTACCAAAATAAATAAGGTTGCTATATGCTTTTGCTAGTACCTCATCTCGCTTATCCATCTCTGATGGAGGTGGGGTAATATTAAAACTCATTCAGATAATTGTTTCTTTGTTTCTGGTAATATACCCTGTTCAAATGCTTTGAGCTTGTCTCTACTAAATCCAGAGAACTCTTGTATCAATGCTACTGAGTCTACTTTCTTTTCTGTAGATAGTAAACCAGATATTTTCATCAGTGTCTCCAAGGCTCTAAGCTTATCATTGTCTTTTGCATCTGCTTTGTCTACAACATCTTTGGTACTCTCTAGTAAGTATCTTTTTGTAATACCTACCTCTGACATTAAGTTTTCTATTTCTTTATCCACTGCTTGCCTCACTGTTTTGTTTTTAAGTAGTAGTGTCGATCTTTTCTCTGCATACTCCAAACTGTTTGTAGTTGGAAAAGCTTTCTGATATGCTTCTATGGGTTCCATACCATGTGCAATATACTTTGCAAAGTTTTTTTTAGCCGATGTTAAATATCCTTGAGTTGCTACATCATATCCAGATCGTTTTGTAAACCTATACATTTCATCTTTAACGGAACCACTAAAAGGAAGTTTACTTTTTAAACTAAACATTCCTATGATCGTTCTTGTATATGGAGTTTTTTTCTTTCTCTTGTAAGCAAAATAACCTTTTTTAAGTACTTGCACTATTTTACCATCATCTGCAAGACACCAATCCCCTTCCTCTGCTTTCTTCCAGTCTTTAATCAAAGGTGTGTTAGGATGTGCAGTACGAAACTCTATTTCAGATTCGTAAGCAAAATGCTTAACGCCTTTGATAGTACGGCTTAGTGCCAACTAATTAGGCTCTTCGTCTGTAAATAAGCTAACGTCCAATATTTGTAGTTCCGGCATATTTTTCATGCGGTACAACAATTCGGATATTAAACCTATTTGCTTGGAGTTAGGGTCTATAACATCCATAAGCTTTAGTTCTGCTGATATCTCACGGCAACGCTCTAGGTTTTCAAACACGTTACCTATTTCAAAGTCACCAGCTAAGGCTTTTTGGTACAATGTTTTGTATTCTGACATGATTTAATTTAATAAAAACTTGACAACTATGTTTTATATAATATATATTTAATTATCCTAGTTTAGTTTGCGGTTGGTTATTTATAATAGTACTATAGTATATATAGTATAATAGTATATATAGTATATAGTATATATAATATATATATAATATATATATAGTAATATAGTATATATAGTAATATATAGTAATTATAGTAAGTAGTAAATAGTAATATAGTATATATAGTACCGCTTTTGTATTTGTAGTACCGCCTTTGGGGAAAACTTCCAAAAATTTCAAAAAAATATATTAGCATGTGTGTTTCTCTTTTTTTGCACACGACCGCCCCCCTAATCCGTTTCTAGGTTAGAATTATTGTGTTAGAAAAAGCAAATTGACTTAAGCCAGTTATATTATAGACCGCAAATTTTTTTTAAAAAACTTTAAATATTTGGGAACTTTTTTGGTTTCTGAAACGTATAATAGTCAAAGACATTGACTAAATGTTTTGATGTTCTTTGACAATTATACGATATGCAATCAGCCGATGGTGGTCGGGCTGTACCTTTACTTTGTGATGTATGTAAGAATGAAGCCGAGTATTGGATACGGTGAAAATAGACCTAGACTTATTATGGATGCATGGCTACCTGATCGTAGAATGAAGGGTAGCACAAAACAATTAATATCAATCTAAAATAAATAAGGAGCATTAAAATGCAATTACATGATCTTAATAATATTACTGACTTAGTACCAGTTACAGAATCTAATCAAGTTACAGAATCCAATGATATTACCTATGGTAATGGTATTGCTTGGGATACACCAGTTCACAAAGAGCCAGTGTATTTTCAAGATGGTTCTCAGAATCCTATGGTTTATGGAATTAGATTAGGTTCTGAAAATAAACTACTAGCTGGTAATGTATCAGCAAGTTATGAACTTATACATAATAGAGAATTAGTAGATGTTTGTGTTGGTGAAATATTAGGGCCATCAGATATTCAATTCTCACATCATTATAGGTTTTTTAATAACAAGGGTATTTTCAGAGATATATACTATGCTGACAATACTATCGAAGGATATGTACCAGTAGTTGGGGATACTATCAGGTTAGTTGCTGAGATTATCAATTCTTATAATGGTAGTACTAGAGCGGGTATCAGATTCTACTTTCAAAGACTGGTATGTGAAAATGGTATGACATCTAATAAATATGGATTTGGATGTACATTTGAACATAGAGGTCAGGGTAGTTTTAACTGGCAGGATCAGATTATCAGAGCAACCTCTATTCTCAGAGGATCGGCTCAGTCTCAGTTAAACGCTTTTGTACAAAATTGTGGCAAGTTACAGAAACCAGTCGATAATACAGATATAGCTTTAATTAGAGAAAGATACTTGGATAAGTTACCTACACAACAATTTGGGCAACTTATGGATAAGTACTATGCTGATAAAGACTATACAGCTTGGGGTTTGTTAAATGCAGGAACTAATGTCTTATGGCATCCTGACCCTAAAAACCCTAGAAGACTAACTAATGCTAACTTTAGCAACAATACAATAGTAGTTGATGGTCTTCTACAATATGCAACAGATACATATGATGGAGATACCGTAGACCCTAGACAGACTGATATGTTCCAGTCATAACACAAAACAGAGATAGGGCCCCGAAAGGGGCCTGATTCTCTAATTTTTTTTATTTTTATATTTTTTTATATTTCTGTGCACGTAGGTAGATTGTGCACGTAAGTAGTTTTTTTATAACTTTGTGCACGTTGGTAGTTTATTTTTATTATATAGTGTGCACGTAGGTAGGTAAAACGCCCTAAGTTCTGTAATATGTGAGTATATATGTAAGTTAATTACTTTCCTTAATTATACTATATTATATAAGCCAATTTATATACCACATCCCCCTTACACATCCCCCCAAAAAAGATTTAATTTTTTTTTAATTATTTTGGAACTTTTTTTAATACTAGGAGTATAGTATATATAACAACTAATAAAGGGTTTTTGAGATGAAAATAATAAAAAATAAACGAACATTAAACGCAATAAAAAAAGCAGGATTTATTAAAGAGCCTAAATATTGTAGCTTTCCAAGAGTAGATGAAACAGAGAGAAAATATTCTATTTTTGGATTCAGCTTTAATAATAAGCAATACAAGTTCAAATATTTTGAAGGGAATTTTTACCCTTATTTAATAGAGGTATAAAATAAATAAAAAAACTTTGGAACTTTCCGCAACTCGGAGAGTATAACAAGTAACAAAACAAAAAATGGAGTAAAAAATGAAAATTATTACAGCAACTGAATTGCTTGTAAAACAAAGCAAGGACAGAAATAGAAGAGAGTTACAAGATTTAATGGAGATTATATTATTAGAAAACAGCGGTGAATGGTTTAAGGATAGGATATGGATAGACGAGGTAGAAAACT